GAAGCTGAAAGAAACGTGCTTTCTAAGCAGGATGTTCTTTCTGTTGATTATCACACTGCATATCACGTTATGGGTACTGCTTGGAGTAGTGCTTCTGATAACCCAACAAATGCAAACTTAGCAACAGCAGGTAACTGGTCAGCTACATACGATGTGGATCTAATCCCATTAGTACAGTTAACAGTTAACTCTCCTCTTGATACATCAACTTATTAATATTATTATTAAGTTGCTTGGACGAAACCTCATCAAATATTGGTGGGGTTTTTTCTTTACGCTACAATAAAACTAAAATTAATTATTAATCGTGGCAGCTACTATAACAGCAACATTATCAAGTGCTACTGCAAATAGCTATGTCACTTTGACAGAGGCTAATACATACTTTGAGACTGTACCAGATTCTTCGACTTGGACTGATAAGACAGATGATCAGAAGAATAGATCTTTGATTGCAGCTACAAGATGGATTGATACTTTAAATTACTATGGATCAAGATGTGATAATGGACAGGCATTAAAGTTTCCAAGAAATAATTATAAGATTGATAATGTAGAACTTACTTGCACCACTATCCCAAATAACATTAAATATGCACAATATGAATTAGCTAGAGCTTTAGCTAATGATACAAGTGCTGTCACTGGAACCACAGGTAAAGATGGTAACTTTAGTGAAGTTCAGCTAGGAGATTTACAAGTGAAATATAATACTGATAGTCAAGGGACAGGATCTATTAACAATATTCTGGACGTATATCCGTGGCTTCAAAGTTATCTTGGTGCGTACATGCTAGGGGGTTCTGGTACTTATCAAACTAGAGTGGTGAGAGGATAATGGCAGGTCAACTAGATAGCTTATTTAAAAGTGTTGCTCAAAGTGTTGTATCTTCTTTGGGTACATCACTTGATAGTACTGTTAGTTTTACAAAGAAAGGAGTTTCTAGTTATAACATTGAGACTGGGGAGCAGGTAACTGTAGATACTGTTTTCTCTGACTTAAAAATACCAATATCTTTTATACGTTCAGAAGAAGAAACAGGTCAAGAGATGAGACAGGCAAGACTATATATCACACCTGATCTTATAGGAAATAATCAGATAGAAATGAACGATGAAATAACGATAAACTTTAATGGTTCAAACAGAGTTACCCAAATTGTTGATATTGATACTAAGAAAGGCGGGCAGATTTACCTGTTCATTATTTTGGTACGTTTTTAGATGGCAACAAGATTCTTAAAAGATTTACCTAAAGATTTAGATAGGAAAATTAGTAGAGATTTTAATAATCTTATTAAAGATGTTCATTTTGAATTATCTAATAGAAATGAGACTAGACCAACAACAATGCCTGTTTTTACAGGATTTTTTGCTTCTAGCTGGAAGGTTCAAAACAGCCCAGTAACAGCTACTCATAAAGCAGAAGATTATGAACCCTGGGCTACTCAAAGAAAAATTGTATGGAAAGCTTTTTCTAAAGGACAAAAGATTAGACCTCCTAGACCAGTTGTTAGACCTAGATTTCCCGTAGGGTCAGGTAAAAGAATATTTAATTACAGAAAAGCAGTTTTTATTGGAAACAAAGCAATTTATTCTCAGTATGTTTTAGAAAGTGGAGAGATCCAAAAATTTGTTCAGGGTGATTTAGCTCGTCTGATAAAAGAAAACATGTCAGATAAAGGTAAGCTATTTATAGGAGGAGCTACACCTGAGAAATCATCAGGAATTACATACACAGGATTTGAAGCATGACCTTAGTAAATACTAGAGCAGCGTTTGAAAAAGCAGTAACAGATAAGATATCTGAGATCGACCCTACTGTTTCAATGGTTTATGACAATGTTCATTTTACAACTCCTGGTAAAAGTCAAAAATACATTTTGATGAACATAAACTTTACTCAATCAACTCTACAAAATCAAGGAGCAGCTTCAACTTATTACGCAGGAGTAATTCAATGTAATATTTACGTTCCAAAATCAAAAGGAACAGCAGTTTTATCTTCTATTTCTGAAGCAGTTATTGATGGACTAACTTCTGTAAATGAGGCTACTTATGTTGATACCTTTAGTTGTAATCCTAGAGTATTAGATATTAATGGTCCAACTCCATTGGAAATAGAGGATAGAAGTCATTTCATTGGAATAATATCTTGTCAATTTTCAGCAAATGCTTAGTATAATAGAATAGCAATCTAATGAATCTATGGAAGCGATTGAACTGCTCAAAAATAAATTTGGTGTAAGCCAAAAATATGTGTATGAATTAAAAGATGGAGATGAAACAGTACTAGAGATATACTGGAATCCATTAACTATTGCAGAAAGAGAATCAATCGTAGCGAAATCTGGAGATTCAGGAACTAATGATGATTTTGCATTAAATCTTATGATTACAAAAGCTTTAGATGAAGATGGTAATAGATTGTTTCAAGATGGTCATAAAGCATCATTAAGAAGAGAAGTAAATGCTGGAGTCTTGCAAGATATACAACTTGCAATGTTAAATTCTGGTTCTGAATATAAGTTAGAGGAAGCGAAAGCAGATTTAAAAAGTTAAGAACGATTGGTTTTTTATGTTTTTTTTAGCTTCAGAGCTAGGAATGACTATTCAAGAACTTACTAATAAATTGACACAAGAAGAGTATATAAACTGGCTTGCTTACTATGAGTTAAAAAGAGAATATGAAGATAAAGTTTATGAAGATGCAAAAAATAAATCACGAGCAAGAAAACGCTAAAAGCGGTACACTAAAATAAAGTTTTGTTTTTACTGTGGCCGATTACGGTGTAAATATAAATTTAAGGATTAAAGGGCAGTCAGGTCTTGATAGATTAAATTCTAAAGTAAAAGAGTTAACAAAAAGTGTAGATGATATTCGTCAGATAGACATAATGAATCCTCGAAATACGGGAGGTGCAGGAGGAAAGGATGCTCGAAATGAACTGAAGAAATACAGACAAGATATGGATGATGTTGTTAAAAGTGTTAATAAAGCGAAAGGAGCCTTTGGTGAAACAGCTAATCAACAAATGGCAGTGTCAGATTCTTTAGAAGAATATACGAACAATTTAAAAATTGGTACGAAAAGACATAAAGAAGCATTAGCAGCCACAAATAAACAAAATGCAGCTATAGGTAGAGAAACAATTTCTATTAACAAAAATACAGATGCACAAATCAAAAATAATAAAGCACAAGCTCAAGGAAATAAACTTGATAAATTTAATAATAAAAGTACGGGAGCAGCTTTAAAAAGTGGACTTATCTCTGGTGCGTTTCCTCTGTTATTTGGACAAGGACCACTTGGAGGTGCTGCTGGTTTTGCTGGTGGTTTTGTAGGAACCAAGATGGGAGGTCAGATGGGTGGTTTTGCAGGAGGTCTTGTTGCTACTGCTCTTCTCCAACAATTAACAACATTAAAAAGTGCTTTAGATGAATTAGGTGGTTCTTTTGATGTAATGACCCCAAATATAGATAAATTAACAGAGTCTTTAGGATTGGCTGGAACAGCAGAAGGTAGAAGATTAAAAATGATAGAAAGAACTCAAGGTGCTCATGTTGCTCTAGAAGTGGCAACAGAAAAAATGAATCAAATGATTGGTGAAGAAGGAGTTAAACAGTTAAAAGAGTTTTCAGAATTAAGTAAAGCTGCTGGAAATAATTTTAAAATTGGAGCAACAAAATTCAAAGTATTTACTGCTGCAGTATTAAATTTTCTTAGCAAGATTTCAGGTTTTGGAAAAGCAACTAAAGAAAGAACTATTGAAGAAGGTGTAGCTTTAGGAGCAAAATTAGGAAAGAAGGAAGCATTAGATATACAAGCTGAACAAAAAAGAATAGATGCTATACCAAAAGTAGATCAATTACAATTTATACCTTCTGGTGTTGGAGGTTTAGTTCCTATTATTACTAAAGTTAAAACTAAAGAAGCTCAAGCTGCACAATTAATTTTAGATAAAAGAAAACAAGCATTTAAATTAGTAGCAGATGGATTAGCATTAGACATAGAAAGACAAGATAAACTTAATGAGGGATTAAAAAGTATTACAGATCAAAATACATTTTTACAAAATCAACTTGAGTTGGGAAAACAGGGTGCAGAAATTGAAAAATTAAAAGTTGAAATGGCAAAACAAATGGAAATTAAGGTAAAAGATTTAACTAAAGAACAAGTTGAGCAAATTAAAAATTCAATAAAACTTAGAGATGAATTGACAAGAATAAATGAATTATATTCAAGCATTGGTTCAACAATAGAGACAGGTCTTGTTGATGCGATAGAAGGTGCAATAAATGGTACTAAAACTCTTGGTGATGTTGCTCGTAGCGTATTCACACAGATTCAAAGATCACTAATACAGTTTGGTGTTAATTCTTTCTTAGGAGGATTACCTGGTATTGGTAAAATGTTTAGAGCAGAAGGTGGACCAGTAAAACGAGGTGGTAGTTTTATTGTTGGAGAACGTGGGCCAGAACTGTTTACACCTGGAGTATCAGGAATGATTACACCAAACCATGCTCTTGGTGGTTCTACAAGTGTAGTTGTCAATGTAGATGCTTCTGGCTCTTCTGTTGAGGGTGATGAACAAAGAGGTAGAGAACTTGGACTTGCTATATCAGCAGCAGTACAATCTGAAATAGTACAACAAAAAAGACCTGGAGGTTTACTTGCATAATGGCTACCTTCCCTTCTATCGCTCCTAGATATGGGCAACAAAAAAGTTCTTCTCCAAAAACAAGAGTTGTTCGTTTCGCTGATGGTTATGAACACAGGATTTTATTTGGATTAGCAGAGCATCAAAATCCAAAGATATTTAATTTTACTTTTGAAGTGTCAGAATCAGATGCAGATACAATAGAAACTTTCCTTGATGCAAGAGCAAATGATAGTGCCAGCTTTACTTTTACACCACCTGGAGAAGCAAGCTCTTCTCAGTTTGTCTGCGAAGCATGGAGTAAATCAATACCATATTTAAACAGAGCTACGATACAGGCTACGTTCAGAGAGGTGTTTGAACC